AGGACCCTAGAGATGCAGCTAAATTCATATCTTGTGATAATAAACCTTGTTGGAGTCCTGACACACAGTTTCCTTTAGAAGAAAGGCTTTGGGATTACTGTAAAAAAGATATTCTATCTACTGACCTTAACATAAAACTTAGCACTCCAGAAGATAATTCTAATGATGCTCAAGATAATAGAATAGACCCTATGCCTCCAGGAGGTAAAGCTTAAACTATAATAGATGTTCAAAAGAGGAAAAGTTAAAATACCTAAAGATTTAATTACTAAAGACTTATATAAGTACTACAAGGAAACTACGGAAAATCCTGTAGACTATAAAACATATACTTCTTTTCTTTTTAGCTCTAAAGACAGTAAAGGAGTTATAGAGAGACTAACAGAAAAGATGCTTTATAATACCTATATCTTAAGCTTACCTAAGCTTGGTAATATTTATATAAAAAAGTATAAGCCTAAAGTAAAGTTTAAACCTAATGGAGACTTAGACATTAGAAAAAGTCATATTAGGGTAGATTGGGCTAACACATTACAGCTTTGGAAAAATGATGAAGAAGCTAAAAAGGAAAAAAGAAAAGTCTATCATTTAAACAAACATACTAAAGGCTACTTATATAAATTTGTATGGGATAAAAGAAAACAACCTTTTGCCAATAAAACCGTATATAAGTTTAACCCAGTTAGAAAACTGGACAGGCATCTAAGTTATATCTTAAAGAATAACATAGAAGTTGATTATTTTGAAATAAATTATTGATTATGTCACACATAAGCGAATGCTACTACAAAAGTAAAGTAGAAAAAACAGAAAAATCAGGAAACATTATTACTCATATTTGCAGTTATGAGTTAATAGATGGAGGTTATCTAGTATTTAAAGATGTTAGAGAAGTTCCTGATAATAAAGAAGATTACTATATGGATGGTAAAAAAATTAAAACTTATGCTAAAGCTTCTGATGAACCTCCTTCAGAAGTAATAGCAGAAGAAAAGTCTGAAAATCTTAAAAAGCTTTTTTCAGTAATTAAAAATATGGGATAATATGTACAATGGATTAATGGTTTCATCCAGCTCTGTTATTGATAAAATGTACAGAGATTTTGGATGGGACTATACTTTACAGTTTAACGATGTTTTAGAATGGATAGGAGAAGCTTTAAGAGAGCTAAAAGTTCCTTGCTTCTATGTAGATAAAGTTACAGATGGTAACAAAGAATTAGGCCATAAAGACTTTATTCACATTGAAGATGGTAGAGGAAAGCTTCCTTGTGACTTATTTTCTATCACTCAAACTGCTAGTGCTGTAGAGGTACATCCTAGTACTGCTAAAGCTATAGTTTCAGGTATCGTCTATGTAGATTATAATACTGACCAAACCTGTACTGTAGGAGATGGGACTTCTTTATGTAATTCTTTAGTATGTTCTCAAAATGATGCAAATAAAGCAAGCTCTGATAAAAAGTGCTATACTTTTATGCCTATGCGTTGGGACACCAATACCTTTTATAAAACATACCATGGTACAGATATAGATTTCAGAATGAACTCTGATTTAACCTATACTGTAAACAATAACTACATTTTTACCTCATTTAAAGAGGGCAAAGTAGCTATGGCTTACAAGGCTGTACCTACAGATGAAAATGGGCTACCTATGATTCCAGATAACCAGTCTGTAATTAATTATGTTACATGGTATATAGGTAATAAAATAGCTTTTCAGCTATATCTTACAGACAAATACACTCAAGGTAAGTACGAAGAGTTTAAAGGATATTTATCTCTTTACTATCAGAAAGCAAAGAATGAAGGTAAAATGCCTAAGAATTTAGATGAATGGGAATCTTATAAAAATCAAAGACTTAGAAGTATTCCTAAAGTATTTGAGCATAGAAGATTTTTTGGAAATCTACAACATCCAGAAGAAAGATATAATCATCCTAGAGTTAGCACTTTAGGAGGATTTAGTAGTAGACTGGCTTATTAATAAAACACAATGACTAAGATTACAAGTTCATACATAAAAGGGTTAAGTCAAGATTTATCTATATCTAATAATGATAACCAGCATTTATTCAATGCTTTAGATGTAGATTTAGTTACAAATACAGGACAGTCTACTGGTATTATTTCTAATCATAAAGGAAATAAGCTAGAGTTTAGTATTCCTGATATTCAGCCTTTTTATTCCATTACTATTACTGGTACTACAAATGCAGTACTTGTAATCAATGGTACTAATGTAAACATCCCTCTGTCTACTACTACTGACCCTGTAGACGTTTATAATACTATACTAGCTAATGCTACTATAGCAGCAGATATAGCAGCAGGAGAATATGGAGTTTACTATAATTCTCAAGAAGTAGTAATACAAGGATATTCTTTAAATCCTAGCCCTTCTGTAAGTTCAGGGAGCCTTTCAGTAACTACAGTAGTTACTTCTCAATCCAATTTATCAATTATAGGATGGGGTACTTTAGAAGAAGAAATTATTCTACTTACAACAAGTAGAACAAATACCTCTGAAACACCTTCTAATACTGCTGGTCAAGTATGGGTAATACAATATGATGATTCTACAGAATCTATTATAGGAGCATCAGGAACTTCATTGGTTGCATCTGAACATTTAAAATATAACAACATTTTAGATTTTTCTTTAGCTCATGAAGTTTATAGAGAAGCTTTAGGTAGAAAAGAGTCTTCCCTACGAGGAACTTTTTATTGGACTGACAACTATAATGATCCTAGAGCTTTGAATGTTTATAATCCTCAATGTCCTGCTGTTCCTAAAGAGCTTTTAGACTGGAAGCCTTCAGTAGATATGAGTACTCCTATTATTGAAGGAGTGCTTGCAGGAGGATTACTAGAAGTAGGAACATATCAAGTTTCTTATCAACTTTATAGTAATGATGGAGCTTTAACAGCTTATGCTCCTGTAAGTAAACTAGTACCTCTTACAGATTCTGTTATATCTTCTAATCAATATGCTAATTATGAAGGTGCTCCTGTAGGCACTTTATCAGGTAAATCAATACAGACTACTATTAATCATATTGACCTGAAATATGACTTTATTAGGGTAGTTTTAGTACAGTATCAAGTAGAAAATGTCCCTGCTATAAATGCTGTGTTTGATGTTCCTATTGATGGAGATTCAATGTCTTTTACTATAACAGGAGGTGAAGATAAAATAGCTATAAGTGTAGAAGAATTTGTAAACCCTTTAATATTTTTTGATAGGGTTAAAACTTTTACACAGAAAAAGAACAGATTATATCCTGCTAATACTAGGTCTAGAACATTTGACTTAGATTATGATGCTAGAGCTTATAGATTTAATTCTTCTCAGCTATGTAGATTGTATTCTAGAGATGGAAGTTTTCAAGACTTTGATACTACCACTCCTGCTGATATAACAGCTCTACATGCATTAGATGATAATGAAGATGTAGTAAATGCTTATAATGATGAATCAGGTACTATATTTGGACTAGTCCCTGGAGGAGATTATGATAACTGGCTTGCTAGTCATCAATTCAAGTTTCAAGAAGATGGAGCTACTATAGGAGGTGAAGGGGCTAATGTTTCTTATGAATTTGTTACCCAATCTCTAAGAGCAGACAGTACCATGGATTTTGCATTTGATGGTACTGTTTCTACTGTTGACTTAAAAAACTATAACTTAATAAACTCACCTTTTGTTAACAACCTAAACACTAGTGCAGGTTCTGATAACTTAGGAACTCCTTCTTTAGCAGGATTTGCATATCCTCAAAGTGGATGGTCTGGGTATAAAAATCCACTAAGGTCTACTGTATATGCAGGGCATGCTAGAGGAGAAGTTTATAGATATGGAGTAGTTTTTTATAATGATAAAGGAGAGGAGTCTTTTGTTAAATGGATTTCAGATATTAGAATACCTGAACCTTGGGAAGCTCCTGCTGGAAATTTAGATGCATTTGACTTATCAGAGTACCTAGATGATGGTGCAGGAGATAAAAGGATAAATACTAAGTCCATTGGTATAGAATTTACCTTTACTAATCTTCCTTCTAATATTACAGGGTTTAGAGTAGTAAGAGTAGAAAGACAAAAGAAAGACAAAACCAGACTAGGTACTGGAGCTTTGTTTGGAGCTTTGAGAAGTAAAATACATATAAATGGAGATAAAACTGATTGTTTAGCTTTAGCTTCTTTTGCTAACAGAGATGATACTCCTATTCACTTTATAAACAATGACTTTAGTGAAGGAGAAACAGGACTTTCTTATTCTTATGGTGTTCCAGGAGAACATGGTAGTACTTCTGCTTCTCAACGAGTAACCAGAGAAAACTCATTAGGAATTATTAAGTTTCCTGAATTAGACTTTAATGAGTATCAAACCAATGATGCTACGCATATAAAGCTACTATCTATTTATTCTTTTTCTAGAGATTTACCTACTGTTCCTGGCCCTCCACCTGGAGCTGATGCTGATACTTATTATACAGGAGTAGATGATAGTGATGGTAGAGAGCTTTTTAATCAAGGTGTTTGCTACTGGGCAGATTATATTAATTCTAATGCTAAAGCTTCAGCAGCTTTTTTAGTTAAGTACACTTCAGTATTTGCTAATGGTAGAAATATAGTAACCTTACTAAATCAAGAAGAAGTAGATATTGAAGGGATTATACCTTCTAGCTTTTCTCCTACTATGTTGGCTTTGGACTATCACCATATAGGTATAGAGTGCTTTAAACCTGATGATACGTTTGAGCTATCTTCTTTTGGTACTAAATCTCTATTCTGTAGATTTGGAGGTAGTTGTCAACTACCTGATACTCCTTTTAGTGGTAGCCATATAAACTATCCTCTATCTAATGAAACTACTAAAGACCCTTATTTTAGAATAGCAGCTTTATGTAGATATAATACTGGGCAATATGGAGGACCTTGGAGAGCTTCTAGGTATAATAATGAATACATAGCAGCATCTGATTTCTTTCCTATAGATATAGTAGCTTCTACACAAGCTATTAAAGTGTATAATGGAGATATTTACACTAGTTACTATGATACTACTTTAACTTTCTTTCATTGGAAAGAAGATTATAGTTATCCTGCTTCTGGAACTATAGCATCTGCTTCTGGTTTAGGAGCTATTTATGACCCTGCTTCTACAAGAATGTCAGCTTTAGCTATTTGTTTTCCTTGTGAAACAGAGTTTAACATAGCCTATAGACATGGAGATTTATGGAATAATGAACAGGTCTTTACTTCAGATACTACAGCTACTATAGAAGCTATTGCTGCTGGAGATGCTGGGCCTGAATTTGCTAAATTTTTAGCAGAAGCTCCTGAATATAATAGAGCATACTCTCAAGAAAATAACCTTAAGAAGTATTTTCCTAGACCTTTTAATTTTCTAACAGATGAAGAACATCCTAATTGGGTGTGGGTATCTGAAGAAAAATTTGACAGAGAAATAGAAGATAATTGGAGAAGATATTTAGTTAATAACTTCCTCCCATTAGAAGGAAACTATGGTCCTATAAATAAGATAACTAATCTTAAAGAAAGATTATTTACCCTACAAGATAGAGGAGTATCTGTAGTAAGTTCTCAAGAACAAACAGCTTTACCTGATTCTGCTACTGGAGCCATTTTTCAAGTAGGTACAGGTACTACATTAGCTAGATATGATTATTTATCAAAAGAATATGGCTGCTTCCATCAACATTCTGTGATTACAGGACCTGGAGCTGTATACTTCTTTGATTCTAGAGTTAAGAAGTTTTTCCGTATTGGAGAGTCTTTAGAAAGCTTATCTGATGTTAAAGGCCTTTCTGCATTTTTTAGAAAAAAGCTAGAAGGGGATATTTTAGATACAGATAAAGTACTACTTGATAATGGTATACATGGAGTTTATGATACTGTGTACAATAGGGCTTATATGACTTTTCTTAATAAGATAGATATAAACTTTGACACTTTTTCTATAAACACAGGTAGTCCTACTACATATACTATGACTAATGTGTCACCAACTACTATACAAGTCTTAAATAAAGGTGATATATTCTATATAGGAAACAATGTATATAAGGTAGAATCTATAAACAATACTACTTTAGTTGTTAGTGTAGTTAATGGAAGTATAACCTCTCTTCAAAATAAAGAAACTATAACTTACAAATTTACCATAGGCTTCAATGAAATGATTCAAGGTTTTGAATCCTTTTACACTTTTACTCCTAACCTCTATCTTCCTACTGGTAAAAGGCTTCTTTCTGCTAATCCTTTCGATATTAGCAACTCTGTTTACTTACATAATGAAGGAGACTACGGAAAATTCTATGGTAAAAACCCTACAACATCTGAAGCTGAGTTTATAGTAAACTTCCCAGATGCAACTAAACTTCCTACTTTTCGTATTGATACTTTAGAGTTTTGGACAGAAGTATTTGATAGCAATGGTATAGATATTCCTTTAGAAACTATTACAGGAATTCTATTATATAATGATTATCAAAGTACCCAAAGCTCTTTACTTCTTCTTACTCCTCAACAAAATGTAGTAAGAAGAGAAAGAACATGGAGAATTAATATGATTAATGACCATAGTAGCTCATTACCTATAAAGCCTTATCTTAGGGATGTTTATGTTAAGATTAAAGTATTCTACAATAATTCTAACAATAGAAACTTTAGGCTAAATGCTTTTAATACTAATGTGACTTTAAGTGTATTCTAATGGCTAAGAAAAGAATTAAAAGAAAAAATAAAACTGATTACCCTGGAGAAATGTCTTTTAGAAGGGCATTAGGTATGAATCCCACTTATTATAAAAATGGAGGTGGTTATACCTTGCAAAGAGGTGGTTCTTTAACTACACCTACTAGTGCTTCATTCTTAAACAGAGATAGGATGAGAAGAGGTGCTGTAGATGAACCTTCTGTATTTGAAGATGTTATGTCAGGTTTATATGGTGTAGGTGAAGGTCTATTAGATGCTGCTACAATGGGAGCCACTGATGAACTTACAGATATGGGATTTAAAGCTCTACAAGGAGCAGCAGGAACTACAGGAGAAGCTGCACAACAACAACAAGGTTATGCAGGTGTAGGCAATGCAGTAGGTGCAATAGGTGGAGCAGCTTTAGGTTTAGCTTCTCCTGAACAAGCAGTAACTCAATCTATGAAAGGAGCAGGTAAAGCAGTATCAGGTTTTTCAGGAAGTCCTGAAGGAGATGCTGCTGGACAAGCTATACAACAAATTCCAGGATTAATGGGTAATTTTAAAGGTATGAAAACATTTATGGCCTCTAAAGGAGGCAGATTTAGATATCAACAAGGAGGTCAAATGTTAAACCAAAACTTAGGTTTAACAGAAATAGGAGGGCCTTCACACTCTCAGGGTGGTGTTACTTTACCTAACAATGGTATGGGTCCTGATGTAGAAGTAGAAGGTCCAGAAACTATCTATACTCCAGAAAACTATGTAATGTCTGAAAAAATTAAAGCTTCTAAAAAAGCTTTAAAAGAAGCGGGTATTCCTGAAAAGTATGCTGGTAAGTCCTATGCAGATATTAGTAAAGCTATTAAAAAACAAGCAGGAGATAAGCTTCGTCCTAATGATAAGCTAACTTTAAACTATGTAGATAGTGAAATGAAAAGGCTTATCAAAGCACATGAAATAGATAGACAACTAGAAGAACAAAAGAATATTGTAGCAACTACACCTGAAGAACAACAAGGTGGTTATAATATGTATCCTGATGCTAATAGTATTGCTTTCCCTGGTAGTGGTTCTGCACAAGTAGTTCCTACTAATAACAATGACCCTATAAAGGTTACAGGTGCTGATGGTTCTCAACAAATGTTAGTAGACCAACCTATACAAACACAAGCTCCTTTTGTAGAAGAAAAACTTAGATATGGAGGTAAGATTAAAAAGCAATTAGGAGGAAAGTATTTTAATCAAGGTATTAAAAATGCTTTAGATATGGGTACTCCTGTAGATACATCAGGTTTAGATAGTTTAGCTGCATCTATGCAGCCTATGAAAATACCTACTTCTTTAGAGTACAGTACTACAATTCCTAATACAGTAGATAATAATACCAGTACTAAATCTAAACCTAAATTACCTGAGATACCTGAATATAATACTTCTCTAGACAACTACATAGCTGGAGGTGCAGGTTCTATGGTAGGTCCTTTAAGTAATATAGCTGCTGCTGCTTTTGCTCCAGACCCTACATATGCTGCTGCTCCTAAACTTAAAAGATATGATTATACTCCTGTAGCTTTACAACAAGCTGCTGGTAATCAAGCTTTAGCTAATACTAGAGAAGGTTTTAGAAGAGGTGCACCTACACAAGGTTCTTACTTATCTAATATGACAGTAGCTAGTCCTAGTATGGCTATGAACTTAGGAGATGCTTTAGCTAAAACTAGATATGGTATAGATACTAATAACATTGGTATTGCTAATCAAGAAGCTCAATTAGCTGCTGCTCAAGCTGAAAGGAATGCTTTACTTAAAGACCAATCTATAGCTAATAGATGGCAGTTAGGTATGAAAGGAGCAGAGGGTATAGGTAAAAATATCCAAGGATTTTCTAAAGATATGGGAGCTAAAAGTATGCAAGACATGCTTTTAAACCAAATGAAAACAGGTGATTTTAGTGTTATTGGTTATGAGCTAGTAGATGGAAAAATTTTTCCTAAATTCGCTCCAGCAGGATTAGCTACCTATAATAATGGTGTTATTACTTTAACTAATGGTGAAAAAGCTAAATATAATCCTGAAACTGGAACTTACGAAACTATAGAATAATAATAAAATGGCAGTTAGATTTATACAACCTGTAGACACTCCTTACGAGAGTCAATTTATTCCAATGCCTTTGGAGTTTATGCAGCAGAATTTAGAGACTAAACAAAAAGGTTTAGATACTGCAAGGACTCAATTAGGCACAGCAGATTTTAAAATTGATAATACTCCTTGGGATGCAGAAAATGCTCAAACTTATAGAGATGAGTTTGTAAGAACTATTTCTGAACTTACTTCTAACTTGGAGCAAAACAAAGGAAGTTATGGACAAACTGTATCTCAATTAGGTGCTTTAAATAGAAAATTTAATACTGACCCTGAGCTTAATAGAATTAGGAAACACTACGAACTATATAAAACTAATGTAGCTCCTTACTTAGGTAAGCCTAATGCTGAATCTCTCTACTTTCGTAATTTAATGGAGCAAGACCCTACTACAGGAGAATGGGGTTGGAGAGGCCCCTCTCAAATTTCTGAGAAAGATATTAGAACTCCTATTGAAGATAGAGTAGAAGAAACTATATCAACTGAACTACTTTCATTCTTAAAACCTTCTATAAAAGAAAAATATGGAGAAGGTCAATTTAGCTATGATGAAAAAGGCGACCTTATATGGGTAACACCTGCTGGTGAAAAGGTAACTGATTTAAATTTAGATAATCCTTTTACTCAAGGTGCTATAAATGCTTACACCCAAAGGATTTTAGAGGGAACAGCAGACCAATATCTTTATATAAAAGAGTTTAAAGGCTTGAATAGTTTTGAAGATATTAAAAATCTGGTTACAGGTATAGCTTCTAAAGGATTTTATAGAAATGAAGATGTTACTCTTGGAGGCGCTACTAACGTACCTGGAGGTGGAAGTAGAGGTCCTGGAAGTGATGAAGATGATAACTACTCTTTAGAGATGGTAAGTACTGGAGCTTCTACTCGGGATGTTGATTTTGCTAAAAACCTTACTGTAGCTCAAGAAATTGAAGACGAGTCTTATATTAATCTTCTTACTGATGTATCTACAAGAGTAACTAACGCTATGACAAACCCAGGATATGCTCCTTTACTTAGAGAAGCTTTTACGGGAAGTTTTGAAGAAAGAGCTGATGAATTGTTAATTAAAAAGTATGAAGAAGTAAAAGATAGTAATCCTGAACTAGCTGCAAGATTACAGCAAGCTTACAATTTACCCGACACTTTTGTAGAAATGATGTCTAATCCTTATGACTATTTTAAAGAAGGTGGTAGGTTAGAGAACCAATATGGTTTTAATAGAGATGAAGTAGAATCTCTACAAACTGAAATGCTTCAGACTATAGTAGACTTAAAACAAAATCCAAATATAGGAACAGGGGATTTAGATGTAGTTAATGGAATATTAAGCAATTATAGTACTTTTAAACAAGCTTCAGAAAAAGCAGAACGACTTGAAACTATATTTACAGAAGCTGCTAAACAGTCTGGTTTAGCTGATGAAACTGTTAAAGAGTCTTTTAGAATGATAGATTTAATTCATAAAGTTACAGGATTAAATAGAAAAGACTTAATGGATAGATATAGATATTCTAACAATTATGCGTATGCAGACCTTTTGTACTTAGAATATTCTGATGATGAAATGCAAAATAGTGAAGAATTACGTGAGTTAGCAAGGTTAGGTGCGTTGCAGAAAGAAGATAATAAGTGGAAATTTATTGTTAAAGAAAAAACAAATGATGGTAGAACTGTGTATATTATGCCTGAATCTCTTAAAACTGTTGTAAATGCTACATCTGACTTTAACCAAGCTGTAGAAAAACTTCAAAGTAAATCTGAAAGTGAGAGGTTAGGAGTTAGAGAAATAAGCGTTGGTGGCTCTGGTAAAAAAGGAGCTGTAGGTAATTTTTTAAATAACTTAAAAGAAAAATATAATGATAACCCTAATCTTTTATTAGTAGACCTGCAAAAGGCTGCTGGTGGAGATGGTAAGGATGAAAGAAACAACTCATTAGAAAAAATATTTGCAGATAGAGGACTTGGAGATAATCCAAAAGTAACTGCTGCTTATATAAATGCTAACTCTAGTGGACAAGCTACAAATCTTATTGTTGTAACAGATGAAGATGGTAAGACAGCTACATTTGAAACTTTAATAGATACAGAAGCTCCTGCTTTTAGGGAAGTTATTATACAGATGTCTAAAGATAGTGATGCCAGAGTAAGAGATGCATCTTATCTATTAAGAACAAATCTAATGTTTAATGAAAGTGAATTAGGCACTTTAGATATTGCCTATGATACTATGTTTACATTAGACCCTACAAACATGCAAAGCATTACTGTCCCTATTAAAGATACTAGAGGATATGAGTACATCTTTACTAGAACTTCACAAGCTACTATTAAAGTTAATGTAACTGCTCCTAATGGTGAAGTAATAGAGATAAGTAGTATTAGAAATGCTCAAGGTAAAGTCTTAGACCCAACAAATATTAAAAATGCTGATGATGCTAGAACTTATCTAGGATATGTAGGAACTTTATTAGCTGGAGGACAAGGAGGTTCCTCCAGTAGTGTGGGAAAGCAGAGACCTCAGGCAGGAGACAGAAGGTAAAATATAAAACTGCTGAAGTACAGCAGTCTATAACTGACTATTTAAAGTCACCTACAGAAGAAATACCTTTTGGTATTACTGTTACCAGTGGCTATAGAACTCAAGAAGAGCAAGATGCCTTATATGAAGATGATTCATCTTCTGCACCTAAAAATCCTCCTCATGTAGCTGGTAAAGCTATAGATATTAGAGATGATGACGAAGGTTTAAAATTTTGGGACTGGTTATTAACTCCTGAAGGTAAAGCTTGGAAAGCTAAATATGGTGCTGAAGTCTTATACCATGAAGTAAAAGGTAATGTTCCTCACTATCATGTAGAGTTTAACTATTGATAGCTAAGTAACATATTTTGTTTAAATTCGTATTCTACTTTTATCTAAGTAATAATATATGTGGGAATTTAACGAAGCTACTGGCGAATGGGAATACATTGATAATCCTAATGCTGGTAATACTAATGATGATGCTTTCTTTAATACTTATGCTCCTAATGTTTCTCCAATGGAGGAACAATTCAAACAATATGAAAGAATTAAAGAATTTGAAGAAGCTTACCCTGAACAAGACTTCTTTGAATCTACAGGAGAAGAACCTATATTATCTCCAGCAGACCCTGCTTTTAAACCTAAGAGGTTAACAGGTGAAGCTGCTGAAAGGTTTAGAGAATATGTAGAAAAAACTGGGACTACTCCTTATATAGGTGCAGATATTGAAGACTTATTTGCAGAAGACCAGTCTATAGCAGACCAATGGGCTAATGGTACTATTAAATTTCTAGGTAAAACTGCTACTAATGTTATAGGTGGTATAGGTATGCTTGGTGGATTAGTCTATGGTGCAGGTACAGGCAGCTTTAAAAATGTATATGATAATGCTTTCCAAAAAGCTTTAGATGATGCTAATGCTGCTATGGATGAAGCCTTGCCTAATTATGTCAGAAAGGAAGTTGAAGATTATAGCCTATTAGGTCAAATGGGTACAGCTAACTTCTGGGCTAATGATGTACTTTCAGGTATGTCTTTTGTAGCTGGTGCTGTACTTACAGAAATGCTAACAGCAGGTCTAGCTACTCCTGCTGCGTTAGGTAGAACTACTAGAGCCTTAAAAGCTTTTACTAAAACTTCTAAGGTAGGCGATGCTACTAGAAGATTAAATACATTAGGTAACCTAAATACAGCAGATGATGTATTAGGAGGCATGAGAAAAGTAGCTACAGGCTCTTTCTATGAAGCTGGTGTAGAAGCTAGGCACTTTGCAGATGAAGCTAAAACTCAATTTATTGAAGACTATATTAAAGAAAATGGTAAAGAGCCTTCAGAAGTTGAGATAGCTGAAGCCATGGATAAAATCTATAATGTAGCTAATGGCGTATTTGCAGCTAACGCAGCTTTAGTTAGTGTAGGTAACATGATTACATTACCTACTACATTTGGCCCTAAACTCCCAGGGAAAATAGGTAGAGCTTTAAAACAAGAAAAAGATAAAGCAGCTAAAGGTTTAAGAAAAACAGAAACCTTATCTAATAAGCAATTAGCTAGAGCTTCTAAAAGGACTAATACTCCTATAGAAGAACTTAAGAAACAGAAGTATATTAAAAAATCAGATTACCAAAGTAATTACAGAAAGGCTTTTAATAAAGTATATAATGTAGCAGAAAAACCTGTATCTGAAGGTTTGTTTGAAGAAATGGGTCAAGGTACTATCAATGCTACAGCTTTAGACTATGTAGCAGGATATTTAGATGTAGAAAATAAACAAGAGCAAGTAGACTTAGCTGAATCTTTTGCTAAAGGTCTTGCAGAAACTTATGGTTCTAAAGAAGGTTGGAAAGAAGGCATCATTGGTGCTATTATTGGTGGTGCAGGTTTTGTAGGCCCTTCTTCTACAGGCAAAGGTATTGGTTGGCAAGGAGGTATTTGGGAATCTCTAGGTAAAGATAAATTAGACCCTCTTAGAGATGAGTATATTTTAGAAGCTGATGCTTCTAATCCTAAAGACAGAATAAAAGCTTTAGTAGAAAAAATAGCTTCTCAGCATAAAGCTAATCAAGAATATAGTGAAGCTTTAGAAAGTGGAGATATTTTTAGTGCTAAAAACGCTGAACATGAAGCCTTTTTCTCTGAAGTAGAGTTTAGAATGAGGCTTGGAGATTACCAAGCTGTTGAATCTATGATTGAAGAATATACTTCTGAGCTTAGTGATGAAGATTTTATGAGCATGTTTGGCTATGAAAATATGTCAGATGATGAAATCTCTCGTAGAAAAGATGAAGTAAAACAAAGTTTACTTACAAGAGCAAAGTCTATAAGAAATAACATTAATAAAGCTAAGACAGTAGGTTCTGCCTTTAATGAAGATATTAGAAGGGCTTTAGCCTATAGTATGTCTTCTGTAGAAAATTTAGATGAAAGAGAAGCATCCTTAGCTAAAGATATAGCTGAAAACTTAAATATAGATGAAAGAAGTTTAATGGATGCTATGCGTTTTAATAACGCAGTAAAAGGAAGCCAAGGATGGTTAAATACTTATGAAGAAGAATTAAATAACCTTCAAGAAGCTGAAGCTAAACTTACTGAAGAACAACTTAAGGAAAATCCTAATGAGAAGGCTATTACAGATGCTACTACTAAGGTAGAGAAGCAAAGAGCTAAAGTAGAAGCTCTAATTAAAAGAGAATATGAAGCTAGAAAAGCTAATACTAAAAAAGCAGACATAGAAGCTTCTTACTTAGACTATGATGCTTTTAAAGAAGAAGTAAATAATGTTATTAACCTAAAAAAAGAAGTAGAAAAACATTACTTTGATAACCCTCAAAGTAAATTTGATACAGAACAAAAACTAAAAGACTTAGAAAAGCTTGCTGCTAGAAGGCAAATGTTTGTTAATGAAATTAACAGATTAGCTAGTAAGAAAGGAGCTGAAGCTTTTAATGATAACATCAAAGAGCTTTTAGAGGAAGCTGCTAAGTTTGAAGCTTTAGAAGAGCAAGCAGCTTCTGATTTAGGTCTGACTACTATAGGTATTACTTCAAATCCTATGGTAGCTCAGGAATACAAGCTTAGAAATGTACAGGAAAAACTATACGATACTATAGGTAAAAGACTTAACAAAGCTTCTATTAGTGACCCTGATGGGTCTATGACTGCTGAAACTTTTACTGAGGAAGAACAAGAGTTATCTAACTTAGGTCAAAACCAGGAACAAGAGAATCCTGCTGTAGCTGCATGGATAAAAGAGTTTAATGAAGGTATGCCTCCTAGCTACACTAAAGAAGATGCTTTAGATGTAAAAATTGGTAAGACTAAAGCTAGGTTAAAATATGCTAAAGAAAAGTTAGAAGCTTTAAAGCGTAGAGCTAGTCTTACTGGTACTGAAAATCAAGCAGCTTTTAATGAGTACTTAGAGTCTGGAGAACTGCAAAACCTTATAGGTAGCATAGAGGCTCTAATTAAAAACTTAGAAAATTCTTCTACTTCTGAAGAAAGTCTTCCTATTCTGTTTACTCCTTCTAGCATATCTGAAGTATTTATATCTGATGAGTTTGTAGATGCTGAAGGTAAAAAAGCTTTAGGAAACATGACTTCTGCTGAAATAGCTAAGTCTATGACTGTAGTTATAGAAGACTATGCAGAAGGTGGTGTACAATTTCCTAGTGATAGGAATCCTGCTATTAAAATTACTAAAGGTGTTACAGGGCAAAAAGGTAAAGGAGCTTATGTATATGTAACATACAAAGGGAAGAGAGTAAGAATAGGAGCTTTAGCTGACCCTAACAGGTTTACTATGCCTGATGGTTCAAATTTCAGTATAGATAACTTTAACCATGTAAAGCTTTTAAATCCTTCTTTTGTCGCCATAGAGAATGGGAATCTTGTCCTTACTAAGCAAGGAGAAATATTTACTGAAAACTTCAATGCTATGGTTAGCTTATTTGATAAGTTAACCAAGGGTGAAGAAATAACTCCAGAGTTCATTAAGAAGACATTCTTTGTAGAATCTAGATTTGGCTATAATAGTTTAAAAGATGAACTTTTAGAGAACAGACCTTCCTTAGAAGAATACTTAGACAATTCTAAGAAAGAAGTAAATGTAGCCTATTCTTACAAAGAGAAAGGTAAAGAAGTATCTAAGTCTGATACTATTGTAGTTAGTAGAAGAGCAGACCGCTTAGACATATATGTAAAAGAAGGAAACTCTTGGAGATTATTAAATGAAGAAGATAAAGCTTACAAAGCTATAGAAGCTTTATATGAAAATAGTATAAAGGCTAACCCTAAGTTAGAGAATGTAAACAGCCAATTTGTTCTTCTATATCCTGGCAGTACTAAAGGTACTGTAGGAATGGCTTCTTTAGGATTTCCTTCAATAACAGCTCCTTTAGAAGAAGATGGTGTTCCTGAAATAGTAGATGGAATCTTAAAAGCAGCAGAAGAGCAGCTTACTAACAAAAAGTCTAGAAAAGAAGGAGAAAAGATAAAACCTGTTACTGTTAAAGATTCTTCAGGTAATAATTTATTTTTATCTATAAAGACTTCTGCTCAAGATAAAGATGGGAATTACATTAAGTCTAATTCCTCAGAAGCAGAGCTTTCAGTAATGTCTTTTGAAGATGATGGTACTATTAAAGTACAGTTGCAGCTTTCCTCTCCTGGAAGTGATGAAAGAGCTTTTATTGACTTAAAATTATCTGTAAAAGATGGCAAGCTATATTTCTTTAACACAGAGATTAAAAGCTTAAAGACTTTAATTGAAAAGATTAATGGTCAAATAGAATACTACCATGAGCAAAAGCCTGAAAACCAAGTAGTACTTGATACTGCTGGTAAAGTTGTTAAAATAGGCAATGTTCTAAAAAAGATTGATGCTGTAAATGATGAAAATACAGCAGAAAATCTTTCTCAAATTAAATTACATTCTACTCCTGTATTTAAACTTACTTTAAATTCTAGAAGCAGAACATATAAGAAAAAAGTAGAGAAAGAAGAATCTGGTCAAGACCCTTCTAAGTCTGACAGAGATAAAGCTAAAGAAGCCTTTAAAGAGCAAATTAAAGGACTACCTATTGAGCAGCTAAAGGATAAAGCTCAAGTAGATATGCTCCTTCAAGCATTGAAACAGCAACATGGTTTTACAGATGAGGATATTGCAGAACTACGTTCTGTAATTGCAGGTAGGTTATTATTAGATTCAGGTGAAGGTATTCCAGGTGGAGAAAAACCAGAACCTACAGATACAGATACTTCAGAAACTAAATCTACTCAACAGAATATTCCTCAAGGTACTATTGAAGATGTACAAAATCAGATAGATGAAGGATTAGCTTTAGGAACTTTAGTAGAAAATTCTCCTGAGCATATAGAGTTAGAAAGAAGGCTTGCAGAACTAAAGTCTAAAGATGAAGGAGGTGAAGCTCCTTTTAGTATTAGTCAAACAGAAGCTAAAGAAAAGATAGACATTAAAAAGGCTGAACAAACTTTAGCCAGAATGCTTAACATGAGAACTCCAGAGAATCCTAATGGGGTTTTCTCTATGGATGATGTTAGGAACTTACTAAATAATGTAAGAAATAATGGTATTACTTGGGGAGCTTTCTACAATAATGTAATTTACCTATCTAAAAAAGCAGGTGTAGGAACTGAGTACCATGAGGCTTTCCATGCAGTATTTAGAACTTTGTTAAGTCCTACTCAAATAAACAGCTACTATTTTGCAGCTAGAAAAGCCTATGGCAATCCTACATTACAAAACCTAAATGACCTTAGAAACTCTTCTTCAATGTTTGCTGACCTAACTAGATTAGAGTTAGAGAAACTATGGCTAGAAGAACAAATGGCAGAAGCTTTTAAAAAGTATGCTTTAGAGCAAGAGCAAAAGCCTAAAGGTATTTTAGGAATACTATATCATAAGATTAAGAAGCTGTTAGGATTTGTAAAAGCTAATAAAAATGATTTAGACATTTTATTCCAAGATATTTATTCAGGTAAATTTAGAACAGCAAAGCCTTATAATAAGCTTCAAAGTTTTAGGAAACCTGCGTTTGCTTTAATTAAAAGAGAACCTTATTACAATAATCAAACTAAGTCTCTTGAAAGAGGGTTTCTTAATAAAGACCAAAGTGAAAGGATTATAAATACTTTGGCTATCAAGGCTTTACAGTTAAAGTCTGAAAAAGGTTCTTTGTCTAGAAGAGATATACTAGACCTAATTAAAGATATGGCTAGTAACTACTATTCTGTAGAAAACTTTAGAACTGAAATAGATGCTTTAGTAAAATCTAATAAACCTAAAGCTGTTCAAATTGTAGGTAAGATTCGTAATATTTCTAAGTCTTTAAGTATTCCTGAGAATGAAAAACTTCTTACTGATGAAATAGAAATGAGGCTTCAAGTATTTGATATTAATACTGTAGAAGAAAATGCTCAGGAAGAAAGCTTTGCTGATGATGCTCCTGAAAGAGCTTTTGACGTAAACATTGCAGAGGTAGGAGGATTTGTACAACTGTCTAAAGAAATGAGAAGGTTTATAGCTTTCTCTTCTCAAGCTATTGATGAATTTGGTTTTGGAGAATTAGCAGATTTATCTAATGATAAATTCCAAATGGCTTCAAACCCTTATACTATCTACACTGCTGTACAAAGAGGTTTGCAAAGCACTCACCCTAAAGATATGCTTTCTAAGCTTAGAAACTTAGCTAGAACTAATAGTAATGTAGCTGCTTTCTATGACCACCTAACTACAAATATAAACTTACAATTAGAAGACTTAGGCTTTGAGAATTTTGATTCTAGAGACTCTGAGTTACAAATTGAAGTATTACAGCAGTCTGCTTTGTTTTCTACTTTTGCTTCTGCATTTGCTTTGGATAAAGCAGAGCAGTTAGTAGTCCTTTATGATAAAGCTAAAAAGGACTTTAAAACATTCAAGTCTAACACTAGAGATGTTAATATAACCCAGTTCAATGAATGGGCTAAAGCTTTCATCAATAGTGGTAGAAATGATATGCAGTATAGAGAAGAGAACTTAGAGCTAATTAAAAACATTAGAAGTGTTTTCACCGACTCTGAAAATATAGAAAATGAAGAAAACCTAAGTAGTGCTATTCAATCTATTAAAGATGCTTTTAGTGGTTTAGGTATAAATCTATCTGAAGGGTATATAAGATTTAGCATTTTAAGAAATCATGTTAACACTCTTGAGCAGTATATATATGAAGCTGAAACCCCTAATGAAAAGGATTTTTATGAAGGGTTACGAGAAGAAGTATATTTATTTTCTGATGTAAACCCTTTAACTACAGATGATTTAACAGGTTTAAGTTCTTCTATAGATGCACAAAACAATCCATTTGTAAAGAATCTAAATGAAAATGATACTAAAACAGATAGAGGGGCCATTGGTAGATTGCAGGCTATTGCAGAAAACAATGCTGTATTTGATGAATCTGTAGGTACTACAACTTTCCAAAATGCTAAAGGTCAGGATATATATTCTTTCATTCAAAAAACATATCTAATATCTGAGACTAAGAAGTGGAACAAAAGAACAGAAACTGCTAAGGAATTACTTAGAGCTATTAGAGATAAAGTATCTGATGATGAAGGAGCTTTAATAGCTCAACAGATGTTTGAGTATGAAGGTACTCCTTATCCTTACTATATAGCTAAGAAGTTTTATCAAGCTATTAAACATAACCCATACCTAAATGGTGTAGAGTATCAAGTTAATAGTGATGGTAACACTACTAGCACTTTAATAACAGAAGATAATGAAGCTTATTCCTTAGCTGTGTTAAAGCAGCTACAGACATTCTTAATGGATGGTCTTAGAACTACTTCATTATCTGAAGTGGAAGTAGATGGAGAAGCTGAATTTGTAGAAGATACTTATAAGAATAGTGATGCTTCTTCTTATGCAGAATTAGATGGAGGTGGTATAGACTTAGTTAAACTAAGCATGTTTGCTGAAAGTATAGGCAATAAACTTAGAAAACTATTTAGACTTCCTGGAGCAAGAGGGTTGGCTAAAGATAATAAAGCTAAAGAAAGAACTCTAGCACCTTTTATTACACAAGTAAACTCTGATAAAAATACTCAAACAGCTACTAATCTTCCTGTGCATAGTTTTATTAACAGAGATGGAGAGCTAAATACTTTAGGTGTAGAGTTTTTGTTTAGAGACATACTACAGGAGTATGAGGATTTAGCTAATGTACAGAAAGAGATTAAGTTTATTTTAGAAAATGATGGTGTAGACAATAATGGTAATCCTGTTTTTGATATTGAAGGTTACCACTACAAGCTAAGAGAAGATGGTACTAAAGACTATACAAAAGGTAAAGGCCATGACTTCTTCTTGTATAAAGCTGCACTACAGAGATATAGTCCTGAACTTTATCAACAGTTATTAGCTGATGCTAGAGAGGGCAAGCCTTTGACTAAAGAAAGGTTAGAACCTTTTATTCAGTCTTATGCTCAAGACCTTTTTAGTCAATACTTAGAAACACTTGCTTCTCCTGCTAGAAGTCTTATTACAAAAGAAGAGACTACTAGTGATGAGAAAAAAGCTCAAGAAGAGGAAAAATCTGAAGAAGCTGTTGCTGAAGAAGCAGAAACAGTAACAGTTTACAAAAATAAAATGCTGCCTAAATTCTATGAAAAGAATGATGGTACAATTAATATAACTAGGCTCAAAGAATACTTCTTTAATGATATGCTAGGCTCAATGGCTTTTGGAAACCTTATACATGGTAACCTAAAGATGAGCTATAAGGATATGGTAGACTTTATCAAAAGAATGTCTAAAACAATTGCTGCTGGACCTCCATTAGGTATAGGTACTACTAAAGTAGCTGTAGTTAGGTCTGTAGAAGCTAAAGATAGATTTGATAAAGATAGTGTTGATGCAGCTAATATAGAAGACCTTGATTCACAAGATACTACAGATGCACAAAACTTAGGAACATTAAGTTGGTACAGAAGAAAGTATTTAACTTCTCTAGGTAAGAAAACTAAAGCTGTTGATGAAATCTATAACAGATTAGAAAAAGGTTATAGACTTACTCTCTCAGAGATTAAAACCCTAAAGGATGCAGGAGCCTTAGTTATGCCTAGAAAAATTGTAGGTACTAACCGTTGGTTCTATGATAAAACTTCTATTGCTACCTTACTAAGAAGCCAAACTTCTTATGTAGAGACAAAGGAAGATAGAGAACAGCTAGACTATCTATATGATTTACTTTTTGATGCAAGAAGGGTAAATGATGTAAATAGAATGCAGGAGTTATATAAGCAGATTCATGCTATTTGGAAACCTCTGCCTTCTGAGAGATTAAGCCATGATACTTTAAATTATTTAGAAAGTACTGGTACAGATATTTTAGCTTATGATTCTTCTATGAAAGGAGCTAAGATTAATGTAGGTTTAATATCTGGTAATAATGAAGTAGGTTTTATAGTAGATTCTGAAGGCTTTGAAGTAGATGATGAAGCTTTTAAAGAGCAAGTTAAAACAGATAACCTCAAGTCTAAAATTATAGACCCTACTCAGGCTTTGGCATTATTATTTTCAGAGCAGAAAAGTACAACTAAAGTATCTGTATTTGGCACAACTACTACTTTAGGTGACTTGCAAGATGCTTTTGAAAACCTTGTATCTCTTAGAACTGAAGAAGGTTTTAAAGAGATGCAGAAGATTATTTCTTCTAATGATAAGCCTAGATACACATATCTTCTAAAGCTCTTTAAAGAAAGTTTAATGCAGACAGGTGCAGATTCCTATTTAATTGAGATGGTATCTGCTATGGAAGGTGCTGAAGACTTGCCTAAGTACAACTTAAATATGCCTAGTACCATTGATAAGTTGGAGTCAATGTTCCTAAGCTTTGTGTCTAAAAATGTGCTAAAGAATAAAGCTCCTGGGCATAAGTTTACTCTTAGAACAGACCATGGTACTGGTGTAATGGAGCTAGATGATAAAATTATTACTGATAAAGAATTTAGAAGCAATCTTTCTAAGTATGCAGGTAAAGTAAAAACAAGAAGACTAGCCTACAGAAAAAAAGATGCAGATGGAAAATATTACACAGAAATTAAGATTTCTGCTCAGTTTGCTGAACACTTAAAGCTTAAGAAGGGAGATGAACTTCCTCCTGAGATTTTAGAGATGTATGGTGTTAGGATTCCCACAGATGATAAACACTCAATGGGCTACTTTAAGGTAGTAGATTTCTTACCTATGGAAACAGGTAATGAAATTATTATGCCTTATGATATTCTAAAACTCTCTGGTGCTGACTTTGACGTTGATGCAGAGTATGTAAGGGTAGTAGATTACTTTATAGATAATAATGATAAAATACATTGGTTTGGCCAGTACTTAAAAGCTGATAATGTAGAAGAAGGTATTAAACAAGCTAGAGAAGAATACATAAGAGAGAAATCTCAACTATATGATGTAAAAGAGAATACTAAAGAAGCACTTCTAAAGAATAAGAAATATCAAGAAGCTTTAGAAGCACTAAATGATTTAAAGTCTGAACTTAATAAGATTAAGCCTAGTGCAGAGGAAGCTAAGGAGCAAATTGCTGAGATTCTATCTAGTATAGATGAAGCTTTTGAAGAAGGTGATATTGAAGATGCTGATGTAACAGAAACAAGTGATGATAACCTAGATACTAGTCTTAAAGGTATCAAGGACTTTAGTGAGCTAATAGCTCTAATGCTTGAAGAAAATGTTGCTAGAGGAAATGTTAAAGAAATCCAAAAGGTTTTAAAAGAGTATAAATCTAAGATACAAAATACTAAAAGATTTATTAGAGCTGTAAGAACTGAAGAATCTATTAAGCAATTAGATAAACTAGGTTACTCAGCTTCAGAAGATGCTTTTAACCAGAGGTTCAGTAAGGTAGTCTCTGCTAACATGCGTAGCTTTAAGAAGGGAAATATCTCAGCTATAAATCCTTTAACTATTACAGAAATAAATAACCTTCTTGTGCCTATTGCAGGAGCTTTCATTTATAATGAAACTAATGAAGATATTTCTAATGAGGTTACTTCTACAGAAGAATTTGATAAATTAGAAAAAAGACTTAGAGAAGCTGGAATTAAAGATAACACAGAAGTTACTGGTATCTATGACCCATTAAACAAGACAAATGCTAGTGTTAATAATGCTACAGGTAAAAAAAATATTGGACCTGTAGCTGTTTTTAACCTCATATTTCAGAGATTATCTAAAGCTGGAGTTAGCCTAAGTGCTGAATGGATGGAAGCTAAAGAAGTAGCTGAAGCATTTGGAGAGTATGCAAAAGGATTTAAGCTATCAAGAAATCAAAAAGATGATTCTATTCTAAATAATGTAGGTGTTAGGGTTAATAACCTCATAGGACAGAATCTTAACGCCATGACAGATAATGGTAAAGACCCTAAAGCTTCTAAGTTTAACATGGCTTATCAGCTTTTAGGTACTAGCCTTACTCAAATGGGATTAGGTAAAGGATTTAATGAAGTTGTATTATCAGGTATGCAACCTGCTGCTGTACAGCTTGTTAATCTTATTAACGCTGATAGTTCTCCTATAAAAGAAGGAGAATACTCACAAGGTTTTGCTAAGTTAGTAGCGAAAACTCTAGGAGAGTATCAAGGAAAAAATACTGAAGAAGTAGCATTAACTGAAGATAACCTTATCCAAGCATTACTATATGCTCAAGACCCCACTTCTTCCACATTAACTGAAGCTCAGTATAACTTTATACAAGTTAATGCTTTACAAACCATTAAGTTATTTAAGGAAGTATCAGATTTCTTGAGAAACTTTACAGATATTATAGGATTAGCTAAAGGAACTAAACCGACATTTTCAGAAAATTATAATGTTCAAGAGTCTATTAAGAATTTAGGTATTAGAGTTGTACTACGCAAGGATGGCAACCCTCAAAATCTTAATGACTATTCAATAGAGCATGTAGAAGGCTATGTAGCTAGAGACTATCCACTTGACCTTTTAGACTTAGTTAAGAAGGATAAAATCTTATCTACTTATCTAAAAGCTCAGACTGCTATTATTAACCATGAGTCTCCTAAGTTCTTCTTACTAGAAGCAAAACCAGCAAAGGATATTTTAGAAGTTTTAAAAACTTCTCTAAGACCTAATACTATGGCTATAGATGATAAAGCTAAAAAGATTCGTAAATCTTTGCTGTCTTTCCTATCTATGAGAGCTTATAAGCATCAGTATGCTGATAAAGTAAAAGGTTTAAATCTTACTAAGTTATTTGACCCCTCATATCTGCATGAGTTATATGCAGAGGTATCTGCTTTAGATGAATTTAAAGGTAATGAATTACTTAAAGCATTACTTCCTGAAGTTATACCTTTCAAGAATAAAGCCACTAAACTAGATGGACATTCTCTGTATAAGATGAGTCTTAATACTAGAACTAAAAATAATCCTGACTATGTAGAAAGGCTTATGGATTCTTTTAGAGAGCTTTACACTTCTGAAAATCCTAAAGCTAGGCTATTTGCAGCTAGAGCTTTCTATTATTTACTGATGAAAGATGCAGGACTATTTAAAAATGATAGCTTTATAAGACAGATAGCTCCTCATTACTTAACTAATATTTCTAATTCTCTTAATGAAGTACAAGACTTATTTACAGGGTTATCTAACAAAACCTTTGCAAGGGTATTTGGAATATCTAAAGGAGAACTTATTCAAGAATTTGTAGACCTTTATGCTAGATATCAGCCTAATGGTTATGACCTTAGAACTACTAGCAGTAAGAATCTCTTTAAAGATTACTCAAAGGATGAAGAGTTTAAAGCTTTTGTAGAAGAGCTTAAACAAGATAAGGAAGCAGGGAATATTACTAAAGAGCAACTTATACAAACTATAAAACAAAACTCTCCTGTATTTAAGGATGATAGAAATGGTGTTCTTAGATTTGACTTATATGCTGGGATAGAAGTAAAACCTTCTGGAGCATTTAGCAGCAATGATAAGATGAAGATGGGAATTAACACCCAAGCAATAAGGGGTACAGGTCTTGTAAGTAAAGGTTCTAATGGTAAATTAAACTATCCTGCATATTTTAAAATTGTTGAGTTCTCTCCAGAGGGAATAGCTACATCAAGAATATATAGACTATATGCTGTACAAAAACAAAGGTCTAAAGTAAGTATTAAAGATGGTCTTCCAGAAGCTAGTGATACAGTTATTCTAAACAAGGATGGTAACTTGTTTAATGAAGGTACTGATGTAAATGGAGTAGCTGCTTATTACAAAGCTGTTAATCCTATACTAACTAAAGAAATATCTCCTTTCTTCTGGACTATTGAAGATATTAATGCAGGAGTAGAGGCTTTAGACCTTATGAGAGAAGAACAAACTACTACTACTACTGCTGAGGAGCAACAAGCTGAAGCTACTACACTTAGTCCAGAGTTTCAGAATATCCTTAACCAGCTTAGTAGTATGCCTAAAGCTGAAGTTAAGCCTGAAACTAAAGCTACTCCTACAGAAAAAACTCCTGTAGAAAAGAAAGAAGAACCAAGTCCTGAAATAACTAAAGAGTATTTACTTAAACTATTTGACCAACTTCCTAATTCTGATAATAAAAACTTTATGAAGCCTATGTTTAATAGCTTCCTATCTGATATTAACGAGAATAAAGATAAAATTGAAAGTATACTTAAGAATTTAGGAGGCAAAAACCCCTTTCAATCTAAATCCTCAGAAAAACAAACAGTAAGCAGAGAGCAGCTTTCTTCATTACTAGATAAGTTATCCGCTAAGTTTGGCATAGACTGGGAATTTGACACTTCTATTCCTGGACTAGGACAGTTTAAAAATGGTAGAGTTTTAATTAACCCTAATAAAGCTAGGCTAGATACACCTTTCCATGAATTTGCACATCCATTTATAGCTATCGTAAAACTTCAAAATCCATTACTTTATAAAAACCTTTCTAAGCAGGTAACTAAATCTGAACTAGGTAGAAAAACATTAGCTAGAGTGCAGAAGAATTACACAGAGCTATCTTATGAGGAACAGGTAGAAGAAGCTATTGTAGACCTTATTGGACAATATGCTGCTGATATAGAAAGTGTTAAACAGGAAAAAGGTTTGTGGAATGCTATTAAGACTTTCCTTAGAAAAGTATCTGAATACATTAAGTCTTTATTAGCTGATTCTAAAAAAGCTATTGTACCTTCTGAACTTAATCCTGAAACTACATTAGAAGATTTAGCATCTATGTTAGTAATAGATAATCCTATTGACTTAGGAAGATTAGCTAATAGAAACTACAGAAGAACTTCAAAACCTAAAGGTTCTATAAAACCAGGAGTGCCAGAACTATTTGAATCTAATCCTGAATTAGCTAATATTGGTACGCAAGAACAATATTCTCAATATCTTGATACTATATTTCCCAAGAATGAAATATTTTACAGAGGAGATGTTGATGGGTTAGGTAGTTTTGAATATTCTGAGTCTTTGGTAGAAAATACAGAAGATAAAGCAGTAGGCAAATACAAATTTGGAAGTGGTATTTATTTGACTAAGAACCAAGAATATGTAGAAAGTTTTGCAAAAGATAAAAATGGTAAAAAGTATACAGTTCTTTCGGACTATAGCAGTGTAGTAAGTTTTAAGAATAAATTAGAATTTTTAAAAGCAGTTGGTGAGTTTCATAATAAAAAAACTGTACCTAGTTCAGAAGAAATAGACCAGTATACAAAGTCACTTCAAGAAGAAGGTAAAGCTTTATTTATTGAAAGTTCTGGTATTACAGATGAGTTGATACTTGGTTCTAATAAACAGTTATCTATATTAGGTACTAAACAAGATATAGAAGGATTTAAAGAGTTTGTTGATGAGCAGCAAGAAGCTTCTATGGAAACTAATAAAGAAAGAGCTACTACTTTATTTAGTACATTTGCAAACATAGATGATGCAGATGTATTAGAACTACTTAATAAATGTAACTAATGGCATGTCCTAATAAAAACACTCCTGAATGGAGACTACTTGAAGAATCTCTAGGGGTATTTACAGCTTATAAAGTGTTTATAGCCAATGGTTATGAGATACCTAGTTTAGAAGAAATAGAAGGCTTCTTAGATGAAGTTAATCCTTTGGTTAGAGAATATAATCAACTAAACCCTAGTGATGTACAAAACTACCAAAATCAATTAGAGAACTACGAAAGTAGAACAGGAAATAAACCTCCTAAAAAGATGAAGGAAGTAATTGAAAATTTGCTTCTACAACAGAATAAGATTACTAGTACTAACCAAGATGCTTATGTTGATGCTACTACAGGAGAAGTTTTAACAAGAGCTACTACTTACTTAGAAAACTCTGATAAAGAGTTCTATGGCTTTGATGGAGATGAAAACTTATATGAAGATAATAGGCAGTGGGGAAATCAAATAGATTTTGTACTTACTAGTATAACATTAGGTAAAAATGAAAGAGACACATTGCAAGATTTAAGACAGTTTGCTGCTAGTCAAGGTAATGAAGTACTATTAAGTGAACAAGCTTTTGGTACTGTCTATGAATCTTTAAATAACTTTGTAAAGTCTTTTCCTAACTCAGTAGTATTATCTCAAATATCTTTCTTTAACCTAGAGAAAAAAGTAGCAGGAACAGCAGATATAGTAGTTGTAGACCCTGATGGTAGTATACGTATTTTTGATTTAAAGAGTAGTGTTAATCCTACTAATTATGACCCTAATACTAAAAGGTTTACTCCCTATAATACAGGTAAATTTGAAAATCAATACGATAGAAGATTTAAAAATGGAAAGAAAGCTTCTAGAAAAGATAAACATTCTGCACAGCTATCTATCTACAAAGCCTTAGCATTGTCTCAAGGTTACAGTTTTAGTGAACAGAATGAACTAGGTATTGTGCCTATGCATATTACTAAAACATCAGAAAATACTGTTACTGAAGTAGCTCCTGAATCTATATTTTATTTAGACGCTTACAGGAAATTTTTAGACGAGTTACATGAAGTAACTGAAGAGGATGTAGACTTTGGTAAATTTAAAGAACCAGATAAGCTCTTAGATAAAATTAAAAAAGTATTGGAAAATAGGCTCCTTCTATTAGAAAGAAATCCTAAAAATAGTAGAGCTGAGAAATACATTACACAACAGCTTAAAGAAAGTATAGAAACTGTAGAAAAGACTAAAGCTATTAGCCAGTTTATTGACACTATACATGCTCAACTTAGAGGTTCTCAGAATTTTCCCGGAGACTTAAAAATGTTACAATCTGCTATAGACAAAGCTAAAAGTGGTAACAATGAGAATAAAGCTGAGTTAATAACTAGACTTGTTAAGGCTAAAGAAACTGTAGGTATGCTTGAGCCTATTGTAAGTCAAATACAAGCATTCTTAGACATGGAAGTAGAGGGTAGAGAAACTATATCTCCAGGAAGCCCTCTATATAAAGCTAACAGTATAGTATCTGCATTTAACAGAATTAAGAAGGTTTACGATGAGGAAATGACTCCTCAAGTAGCTAAACTACTATCAGAATCTATATCTAAGAGGGCTAACATTAAGCACATAGAAGAGATAACAGCTTTAAAAAAGAAATTAGGAAAACTAGACCCTGACTCTAGAGCATATAAGCTTACTAAAAGAAGACTTGAGACTTTAGAAAAAGAAATAGGAGAAGATGGTGTTACTTTTAATACAATTTTAAAGGCTTTAGAAGATGGTTCTAATAAAGATATACCTTTCTTAGATTTTCTATTGACCCCTGCTATATCTAGTAGTAATCCTATTTTAGCATTGTTTGCTAAGACCTTAAAAGCTGCTTACGAAAATGCAAGGCAAATATCAATAAGGACAGCTCATAAAGCATCTAAGGGATTTAAGAAGTATGCTTCTAATACTTCAGAAAATAGGAATATACCTTCTTCTTTTTATAAACCTTTCTATACTAGGACTAAAGTATATGACCATAGTAAGAAAGAACTTGTAGATAAAATGTCTTTTGTACAGGAAGTAGATATGTCTGCATACAATGAAGCCTTAAATAATATGTATAAAAGGGCTGAAACTATTGCTGACCCTGTACAAAAAAATGCTTTCATTCAAAGCTGGTATAAAGAAAATACAGAAGCTCTACCTTATGAAGACAGAACAGTTACCAATCCTGAAACAGGAGAAAAAATTATTATAGAAAAAGGAAGAAAAACTATAATTGAAGAACATAAGAAATTAGTTGAAGATGGAGTTATCTCTGAGAAGCAATTTGAGTATTGGTTAAAAAACAATCAAGTAGAAATACAAGGTGTCAAATATTACTCTAGAGATTTTTCTAGACCTTCAAGAGCCAAGTATGCAGACCCTAGATATAAACAGATACAATCTAATAAAGCTAAGAAGGACTTTTATGATATGCTAATAGCTACTTACTTTAAGTCTCAGCAGAGAGTACCAGATAAAGCTAGACGAGGTTATATTTTACCTTCTGTAGCTAAATCTGATATAGATAGATTAGTAGAAAATGGAGCTATAAATTATGCTAAATATAGTTGGAGAAACTTAGTTAAGTATACAGAGGAAGATGCTTTTATTTATGGAGATAAGGTAGAAGGTCAGAAGGTTATTCCTGTTTTATATACACAAAACATGCCAGCAGATGATGTTTCTTTAGACTTACTTTCTTCTGTACTTCTATTTGACCAAGCTTCTCTTAAATTTGAAGCAGCTAATGAAAGTGTTGTAATAGGTAATGCTGCTTTAGAATCTACTAAAGCAAACCCTCCTTTAAAAACAGATGCTTTAGGTAATAGGTTTATTAGCCAAGCTGCTAAAAAAGCAGGTATACAATCTTGGGATAAATATGTTAAAAAGCATGGAGGTAACAATGTAGCAGCTTTGCTTGAAGTCTTTATAGACATGCAAATTTTTGGTGTGCAACAACTAGAATCTAAAACTGCTATAGGAGGTAAAATTGTAGACTTCAATGTAATAGCTGCTAACTTAATGGGCTTTGCTTCTAAGACTCAAATTGGAGGTAACCCTGTAGGTTCTGCTGCTAACTCCCTACAAGCTAATGCTCAGTTAATGATAGAAGCTGCTTCTGATGAGTTTTTTAACCAAAAAGAAGTAGCATGGGCTAAAGTTTACTATGCTAGAAATATAGGAAATTATGTAAAAGACTTTACTCAACCTGTAGCAACTTCCTTTATAGGCCAGATTATTGAGTTATATGACCCTATGCAAGGAGAGTATACAGATAGATATGGAAGAAAAGTAAGTATGACTGCTATGAAAAAAGCTTGGTCTACAGATACATGGTTTTTCTTACAAAATCAAGGGGAACATGCTATTCAAGTACAAGCTATGTTGGCTATGCTTAAGAGAAACAAAGTAAAGCAAACTATAGGAGGAATAACTAAAGAAATAGCTTTAATAGATGCTTATGAATTAGGTCCTGATGGTAAAGTAAGATTAAAACAAGGTGTTAAACTTGAAGGAACAACTACAGCCAATGGCTTAGTAGACATGGATATTCAAAACTCTTTACATGCTATTAATAAAAGGATGCATGGTGTTTATAATAGTTTTGATAAAGTTCCATTAGAGAGACATTGGATGGGGAGACTAGCGTTAATGTACAGGAAATTTTTTCCATCGGGCATGAAAAAAAGGTTTAAAACCTATGGACTAGACCAAGAACTAGGAGCACCTACTGAAGGTTACTACAATACATTCTTTAGATTAGTTACTTCCCAGCTTAAAGATACTCTGGTACAGCTTTCTCCTTTTTCTTCCAGTGAAAACCTAACACCTTTAGAAAAAAGAAATGTTAGTAGAATGGGAGCTGAATTAGCTTTTATTAGTGTTACAGGTATTATTAGTATGTTGTTAGGAAGACTAGCAGATGAAGCTGATGATGAAGATAGAAAACTGCTAGCTTATCCTCTTCTATTCTCCCTTAGGTTACATCAAGAACTATTTGGTTTTATTAATCCTATTGCAAACTATAAAACCTTTTCTAATCCTATGGCAGTACAAACTGTTATAGAAAAAGCTATCAGGTTAATAAACCAAATGTTTAATCCACTAGAAACTTATGATAGAGATAGTGGAGTTTGGGAAAAAGGAGACTACAAAATAGTAGCTAAACTCTTAAAGCTTCTAGGCTCAGGAAGGGTAGAGACTTTAATGAGTCCTGATGAATTAATCAAAGTAATGCAAAACTTAAGACTATAGTAAAATAAAACAGCAGTAGATAGAAACCTACTGCTGTTTATTATACCTCACCATCTCCTCTTTAGTATTTTTAAAGTTGCGCAGTACTTCTGTGATTCAGCATAGCCTACTTCTTCTAGAAAAGTATAGTAGCATCCTGAGTGGTACTTTTCTTCTTGCCAACTTTTGTAGTAATAAATACAATCTTGCCAAGTTTCAAATTCTAAGTATCCTTGAGGATTACCTTCTCTAATAGCACTCTTATGTCTAAAACCAAAAATGTTATTATATCTAAGAGAGCATTTTTTGCACTTAAGCCACATAGTTTCTAGCATTGCTTGCCTCATTACTACATCTGGCTTTTTAATACCTTGTTTGTTAATTTCTGCCCATACAGAATCTATAGTTTGACTGTAAATACTTATGGGAAGAAGTAATAAAATCAAAGACTTCATTCTACAAATTGTTTTAGATTAGGTGGACTATAGTTAGGCCCTTTAAGAACTTTACCATCTTTTCTTAAAATAGGATTACCATCTTCTCCTAACTTAGACATATTACTTCTATGGATTTCATTAAACACATCTACAATAATGTGTTGCATACCATGCTTAATAATAGTTCCAAGAAGTATGTAAAGTTTATCTCCTAAAGCATCTGCTATACCTTCTAAGTTTTTCTCTATAGCAGCTTCAAGATATTCTTTATTCTCTTCTGCCATTAAGTTATACCTAAGTACAACTTCTTTAGATGATATAGGAGTTAAATCCTTAGCATAAGGTTGTTTAAAAACCTCATGAAACTCAATAATTTTATGTATAAGGTTATCCATATTACCATTTGATTAAATGTTCTGTTTTTTGAAATTGATTGTTAGTTATCCATAATCTACTATTTCTAGCTGCATAAGCTGGATGCTCTGCTTCATATATATTAGGTGTAGGATAAATGTAGCTCTTAAAACTTTGAGCATCTCTACCCCACAAAAACCAGAGTAAGTCTGGTTTAACTATGGATAACTGTGTTAAGAATCCTTTTGTAAAGTCTGACCATATAGTTCTATGACTTCCAGGACTTCTTCTTCTTACTGTTAATCC